GATCGTGTAAGTAAGTACATGGACTACCAATTAACGGAAGATATAGATGGTTGGTTGGACGGTCAAGATAAACTGCTACACTCACTACCCATAACAGGTGATTGCTTTAAAAAGGTGTATTACGACTCTCTAACGGAGAAGGTTGCGGTAGACCTTTTGTTATATGATGATTTTGTTGTTAATGCAAAAGCTAAAGATTTAAAATCTGCGAGAAGAAAGACACATAAAATATATCGGTATGAAAATTATATTACAGAAATGGTAAATGCTGGTTTCTGGACAGAACAGGAATTAGGCACTCCAGAAGCAGAGGATAACGATGATGATGCTCCGAGATTACTTCTTGAGCAACACAGATGGATAGACTTAGACGGAGATGGGTACGAAGAGCCTTATATAGTAACAGTTGACAAAGCTTCTGGCAAGGTCTTTAGAATCGTTGCAGGATATGATGCCGATGGGATTAAGATTTTTAACGGTAAATTAATCAGAATAGAACAAATACAATATTTTGTTAAATATCCTTTTATTCCAAGTCTTGATGGTGGTTTTTATGATTTAGGATTCGGGACTCTTCTATACCCTATGAATGAGTCAATAAACACAGTTATTAATCAATTATTAGACGGTGGGACTTTAGCCAACACTGGAGGAGGGTTTTTAGCAAGGGGTGTTAAGCTTAATGCAGGAGTTGTTAAGTTTAAGCCTGGGGAATGGAAAACAACAGACACAATGGGGCAAGATTTACGGTCTGGCGTATTACCGTTACCAGTTAAAGAACCTTCTCAAGTGCTATTCCAGTTGTTAGGGTTGCTAATTTCGGCAGGGAAAGATATTTCTTCTGTTCAAGAGGCTATGTCGGGTCAAAAACCCGGGGAAAATGTATCAGCGGCTACAGTAACTGCATTAATAGAGCAAGGATTAAAAGTCTTTAGTGGTATTTACAAACGCATATACCGTTCAATCTCAGAAGAACTTAAACTTATTTGGAATCTAAACGCAAAATATGCAAAAGAAGAAACATATGTTAAGGTTTTAGACGAGAAAGTTACTCTTGAGGATTTCAACAGTCAAGATTTTGACATACAACCATCAGCAGACCCTATGTTTTCTATGGATATTCAGCGAGTAGGCAGAGCAGAAGCTATGTTAAAGATATCTGGTAGACCTGGGCTAAACGAGGACATGATAACATCAGACTATCTCAAGGCGATTAAAGTACCTCAAGACAGAATGATGCCTCCTGACCAAAAACCAGAACCACCACCAGACCCAGAGCAAGTTAAATTAGGCATGGAACAAGAAAGGCTTGATTTAGACAAAAGAATGGCTGGGTTAGATAGAATGAAACGGTTTGCTGAGATAGAAAAGTTAAGAGCAGAAGCAATTAATTATATAGCAAAGGCAGAAGCAGAAGAAGCAGGAACACAGCTAAATGAATATAAGCAATTTGTAGACGAGTTAGGAACATTTTTAGAGAAGGAGAGAGAACTTGACAATAACAAAAGGGGAGCTACAGGATTGGAAACAGCACCCACTAACCAAGGAAGTGTTCAAGGAAGTTAGGAAGCAGAGGGAGTTGTTTAGTAATGCGTTGGAGTCTGGCGCGACTTTAACTAACACTACAACAGAGGCAACGGCAAAGGTGGTAGGTGTCTTGTCTGGCATAGATATTTTATTAAACATTGATGTAGAGGAGGAAGAAGTTGAAGAATCCGAGCAAGATTAATCCAGTAGAGTACAAGATACTCATTGAACTGGACAAGGTAGAAACAGTTACAAAGGGTGGCATCATTATACCAATGTCATCAGCAGACAGGCAACAGATGGAGCAAGTGTTAGCTACAATTATATCAGTTGGTGGGAAGGCTTTTGAGGACTTTGGAGAGCCAATGCCTAAAGTCGGAGATAAGGTTTATGTGGCTAAGTTTGCAGGGTATGAAGTAAGAGGAGCGGATAAAGGAAAGTATAAAATAGTTAATGATAAAGACGTAGCAGCAGTTATAGGAGATTAATTATGGTAACAGACATAAAGCCAGGTGAAGGCACACCAACTCCAGGGGAGCAGGAAGCAGAAGCGCAGAGGATGGGTTGGGTTCCAGAAGAAGATTTTAAGGGTGATAAGGACAGATGGATAAGCGCAGACAAGTTTCTTGAAAGAGGCAAGAACGAAATGCCTATATTGAGGGAACGTTTAAAAAAGATGGATGGAACTGTAGCGAGATTGAACACAACAATCTCAAGTATGAGAAAAACATTCGGAGAATTTCAGAAATATGCGTCTGAGAATGAAGACAGGGCGTATCAAAGGGCTTTAGATAGCCTTGTAAAAAAACAGAGAGTTGCGGTAGAAGAAAGTGATACAGAAACCTTTGATGCTTTAGAAGTTGAAAAGAGAGACCTTATTAAAGATATTCCAAAGCAACCAGTAGTAGAAATAGAAGACGATGGCACAGAAGAATTTAACGCTTGGGTAGATGATGGCAATAAGTGGTTTTTAGAAAATCCAGAGATGGGGCAATATGCAGTTAGTATGCTAAAGTTTGTCGGTGATAAAACTGGACTTCAAGGAACTGCTTTATATGACGAGATTAAAAAGGAAGTCAAGATTAGATACCCAGACAAGTTTGAAAATAAAAACCGTCAAGCGCCACCAACGGTTCAAGGCAGTGGAGAAGCACCACCAAAGGCAGGGAAACAAACTTTTGCGAACCTTCCAGACGAAGCAAAGAGGCAATGCAAAGAGTTTATGAAGACAATTCCAGATTTCACAGAAAAGGAGTATTTAAAAAGTTATGAGTGGGAATAAAGCTACTGCTAAAAAAGCAGAAAGAAAAAAAAGAGTACCGTTAGGGTCGTTTCGAACAAAACTAAACGTGAGTGGGCGACAAGGATATAAAAGAAGATGGGTTAATGACAAAGAAGGTCGTATCTCACAAGCATTAGACGGAGGGTATCAGTTCACTCCTAAAGACGGAGCGCAGTTTAAAGATAAAGATGCAGCTACGAGAAATGAGAGTATCAATGATGCTATGTGTAAAACGGTGGATTCTGACGGAACTAAGGCATACTTAATGGAAATTCCTACTGCTTATCACACTGCTGACCAAGCAGAAAAGCAGAAGGCCATAAACGAACAAGAAAATGCAATCCTTCATGGAGAAGATGGTCATGGCAAAGTCGGGATAGATGGAAGATACGTTCCGAGGGGGGGCAATAAAATACAAAGGTGAATAAATGGCGAATACAGACAGTCCTTTAGGCTTAGTGCCTAGACGACATATAAATGGCGCACCATACAACGGTGCATTCAACTCTTACTACGTTCCTTCGGATTACGCAGTAGCATTGTTTGTAGGTGATGCAGTAATTGTCACTGGTACAGCAAACGACACTGCATATATGGGCAACGCTCCTGGAACTTTAGCAGAGGTTAATAAGGCGGCTGCAGCAGGTGGCACATACCTATCTGGCGTAATTGTCGGATTTAATCCGTTGGCAGATGATTTAACTAAAACTTATAATGCTGCAAGTACCGAAAGAATTGTATATGTAGCGGATGACCCTGATCTTATTTTTGAGGTACAGGAAGATAGTGGTGGAGGAGCTTTAGCAGCTACAGATGTTAGTTGCAATGCTGATCTTGTTTTTACACACGCAGGGTCTGCAGTCACTGGTAAAAGTGGCATGGAGCTTGACAGTAGCACAGCAGCGACTACCAACACATTGCAGCTTAAAATTAAAAACCTTGTAAACAGGGTTGATAATGCGATAGGCGATAATGCCAAATGGGAAGTTTCCATTAATTTACATACACAAAGGTATACTACTGGTATATAAAGGAGAAATATTATGGGCGTTATAACAACCAGCAGTCATCCTAAAGCATTATGGCCTGGAGTTAAAGCATGGTGGGGAAGAACTTATGATGAGCATGCCCCAGAGTTCCCTGATCTTTATGAGATGGACACTTCTACAAGAAATTATGAAGAAGATGTCCAACTAACAGGGTTTGGATTAGCACCAGTGAAAGCTGAGGGTTCTGGAGTTAAATATGACTCTGAATCTCAGGGTTACGTTTCACGTTACACAATGATAGCATATGCCCTTGGGTATATTTGTACCGAAGAGGAAATTGACGACAACCTTTATGAGCAGGTAAGCAAACGTAGAGCGCAAGCAAACGCTTTCTCTATGAGACAGACCAAAGAAATTGTGTCTGCTAATCCTTACAACAGAGCGCATAACACAGACTACACATATGGAGATGGGAAGGCACTTTGTGTAACAGACCATCCTTCCGCTGCTGGAGACTGGAGCAACACTCTTGCGACTCCTGCTGATTTGTCAGAGGCATCAATCGAAGACCTAACTGTTCAGATTATGACGGCAGTTAATGACAAAGGGCATAAGATTAGCCTAATGCCACAGAGTCTGCATATTCATCCTTCTGAGTGGTACAACGCTAACAGGATTTTGAAATCTACATTACAGAACGATACTGCTAACAACGCAGTTAATGTTTTGAAGCTTGTAAACGCATTCCCTAAAGGCATTAAAATGAATCATTATTTTACTGACCTTGACGCTTGGTTTATTAGAACAAACGTGCAAAGAGGAATGATAATGTACGACAGAAAGAATGTTGACTTAGTACAAGACAATGACTTTGATACTGGCAACGCAAAAGCAAAATCTTACATGAGATTTGCTGTCGGAAACACAGACCCACGTGGAATTTATAGTTCTGCTGGAGCCTGATAATAACTAATACTGGTAGGGGGTTTACTCGACCCCCTACTGCTCTAAAACAAGGAGTGGTATAATGGGTACAACAGTTTTTAACGGAGTGGTAAGGGCAACAGGCGGATTTGAAGCTGGAACAAAGGCAACTGGTGTTCCTGTTTTCGGAGGGGGTGGAGAGCTATATCAAGGCGGGACATCGATAGCATCCACCGCAGTAGAGCTTGATTCGTTTATTCTAACAGGAGAGATAGCTAATATATCGAAGCAATATATACAGTTATTGATACAGCCATAACGGTAGGAGATGCAGGAATATCTTTTGAATTAGGTGGTACTGCTATAACAGGGGCCGGTATTACAATAGCTACTGCCGGTTCTGCCGCAGGTGATGTAGATTCTTCTACTCCAACAGCATTAAACGTAGTCGCTGCTGGTGGGGCGATAGAGATTATCACAGATGGTGGCTCGACAGATGCCTCAAAAGCTGTGGTTACGTTTGTATGTAAACGGTCTTAACATTAACGTGCTACTGTAAAAAGTAGCACAACAACAATGGTGCAAAATGGAAAAGATACATTTTAGGACAGATGAGAAAGAAGGGG